CTTTGGCAGCGTCAGGGACTCAACCAGCCCCTGCCAGTTGTTGCCTGCGTTGAACAGGTTCAGGTGTTTTAACTTACGGGGTAAGGCCATGTGTTCAGCTCCTTATGCTTTAACGCTGGCGGCAAAGTTGACCAGATACTGGTCAGTGATGCGCTGGCGCAGCATCAGGTTTTCCAGCGGCGGCACCGGCGTGTAGTCGTAATCGATAATGAGTTGCCCGGCCTTTAGCGTGTCTTTGGTGTTAACGGTGTCATCCAGCCAGCAGTCTGCGCCGATGAGATAGCCCTGATTCACCATGCTGCGCAGCTTGGCGCGGATACTTTCGATGATGTCGCGGGCAAGCGACGGATTCAGCGCGCCGTCAACGGACCACAGCTGCGCCTCGGCCATCGTATCGGCCAGCACCTGCGCCGTGCGGGTGTAGCACTCAAAGGCAAACAGCGGGTCATCGCTCAGGCAGCGTGAACCCCAGAAGCGGAAACCGTCCTTGCGGATAAGCGTGGTAACGTCGTTCTGGTTCAGCAGGCCCGCATCGGTTGCCGGGTCCTGTAAATCCCAGAACACGTCTTTTGAAATGCCGGTGACGCCGTTCACGCCGACGTTAGACAGGGACTTGTGCCAGCCGGTCGCCTCGTCAATTTTGGCGCGCAGTCCGAGCGCGCGGGCGGTGGCATACGCCGTCGCGTCAGCGTTCAGCACGGTGTCAAAGCTGATGAAATCAGGCCAGATAAGCATCCCTTCGCGCTGGCTGAAATTAGCGCGGTAGGCAATGACCTCTGACACGGTTTTGCAGCCGTAAGCCGAGATATACGCGAAGGCGCGCAGGGTCTGCGCGACGCTCAGCAGCTCGGCTGCCACCGCCTTTGTGTCATGCCCCGGCACGCCGAGAATGCGCGGTTTGACGCCACAGACGTTCTGCGCGGCCAGCAGTGCTTTCATGCCGGTGCGCATCCCGTCTGCGGTCTCGCCGCCGATGATGTTGGATGTGGTTTCCGCCTCGGTTTCGCCCTGCGCCACGCGCACGACGACGACGAGCGGTTTTGCCTGGTCGGCGATGGCGTCCAGTGAGGCGGCCAGCGTACCGGTTTTACCGGCCTTGCCGATGGCGGTATTGACGTCGGTCAGTAAAACCGGACGGTTGAGCGGAAACGCTGCCGCGTCGGCGTCGTCGGCGGTGCAGACCATGCCGATGATGGCCGTACTGACGGTGGTAATGGTTCGGGTGCCTTCGTTGATTTCAATAACGCGCACGCCATGATGATAATCCTGTGCCATAGAGCAAATCCTCTGTTAAGGGGTTCCGCTATGGTGAAAGGGATGAGGCGCGGGCGCACCCTGCGGCCATTGTCTGGCGGATGGTACAATAAAATGGACCAGAACCCCCGCCGCGCGGGGGCAATCTGGTTATCGTGGTGGCTCAGGCCAGTTGATATCAGGGGCGGCCTGAATATCCAGCGCAGTCAGTGCGTCGCTGTAATCAAGCCACGCGCCCAGGGCTTTGTTTTCGCCAGTGGTCAGCTTTCTTCCCATTAACAGCTTTGTCTGCCACACCGCAATGGCCGGGGCTACGTTAGCCAGAAGCGCAGTCCTTTTGGCGTCAGCGGTGACGATCAGTTGCTCCTGTGTTGGCGCGGGAACATCCACAAGAACGGGCTGACCATCTGTGCCGGGGGCGCACATTTTGCCTTCTGGCGGGTAGGCAAAGCGCAGATAATCATCCTCGTTAACTTCTGTGCCATCCTCCGGCCATACGCCTGTTTCTACATAGCTTTCTTTCAATGCCAGTGGATAAAAGGCGTTATCTTTCGGGTTATAGTAATAAATGTTCAATTTTTCAGCTTCCCATCGCATACCAGTAAAGTTCTGTATCCACCGCAACGTTACTGCCATCCCACGCAGCAATAACAAACTGCGAGTTGGAATAGATTGCCGCTGCAGCCTGATTTGGCTTAGCAACATCCTTTGGTGTCACAATAATGCTCACCTGTTGAGTTGAAGAAAACGGCACCGGAAAGTTAACAAGCCTCCCGCCTGTAGCCTGCGCGCTTGCAGAACCCCACTGGAGTATTTTCCCGTTAGGCAGCTTGGTGTAGCCCGCTCCGTTGGGGAAGGCGCTCATGTCGGGGATTTGACCGCTCCCCGTACCGACTGATTTGGTCGCCGCACTGCCCAGCTCAAGATTCTGACGGGCGCTGGCGGCAGTGGTGGCTCCCGTGCCGCCCTTACTTACCGGCAGGGTGTTCTCTGTTGCCACATCGCCTAAACCTAAGTTTTTGCGGGCGTCAGCTGGCGTTGTGGCACCTGTGCCACCGCGATCAACAGATAAGGCAATGGTTTTGCCGTCGCTGTTGCGCTGTACGCCCCACGCGCCGTTGTTTGCGACTACCATCGACAAAGTAAGATCGGGCGAAAACATCTGGTTAAAATCACCGGCGACTTTCGAGTCGTACGAAATGAACCCGCCCAGATTGAGATTTTTTCTTGCCTCTGCTGCGTTTTTTGCCCCCGTACCGCCTTTTTCAAGGGGGATGACATTCTCTGTGGCTACATCGCCAATTCCCAGATTTACTCTGGCGGTTTTAGCATCCGTGGCACCCGTGCCGCCTTTTTTTACCGGTAATGTGTCTTCTGTCGCCACATCACCCAGGCCGAGATTTTTTCTTGCCTCGACCGCATTTGCCGCACCAGTACCACCCAGCCCCACAGTCAGAGGGACAGCACCCTGAGTGTCCGTGTCGAAACAGCCCCACTCTTTGTCGGTCACAAACAACCAGCGTTTGCCGTTAGGGGATCTGACTTCGGTTTCAGTGTCATTAATGACAAAGCGTTCAAGCCCCATATTTTTGCGAAAGGCTGCCGCATCGGGGAAATCTGCACCATTTTTACGAATATGCGCAGCCAGTAAGTCACTGGCGTAACTCTTTACCGTGATGGCCGTATCGTCCACATATTTACGGGTGGCCAGTACCACAGACGGGTCGATTTTCAGCGTTACTGCGTCAGTGCTGTTCACAATCAGAATCATGCGCACAGTTTGAGTGCGCCCGCTCCCCTCCTGCAGCGCGGGCTTGTAGGTTTCCGGCGTGTTGCAGACCGCAATCAGGCTGCCGTCTGCGTCAAACAGGCCCATTTCCCTGATCCAGAAACCGCCCTCAGTTTCCGGGATGACCTGCTCGGCAATCACCTGGCTGGCATTGGCCGGATCGACGCTCAGCGTGTTGATGGCCGCGCGGCGCGTTTCGTTAACCAGCTTCGTCTGGCTGGCGTTCGGCGTCGGCAGCGTGCCGCCTCCGTCGCCCACAGCCATCTGCGTGATATTCAGTTTTGTACCGAGCGCGGCGGCGTTGGCAATCTTCGCCGCGCCCAGGCTGGTTACTATGGCGTAATATTTCTGGCTCATGGTCTGATTTCCATCATGTCTGTAACGTGAAGCGCCGCACCGCCGAACAACTGGCCGGTGACGACAATATTTTCAGGTGTGTAGGGATAAACGGTCATGGCGTCGCCGTCATAGCTGCCCGCCGCAATGCGGGTTTCGCCCGTGACCTGCAGCTGTATCGACATGCCGAGCATGTGGCGGCTGCACGGCTTGGCATCGCTGATAAGCCGCTCAAGCTCCAGATAGGTCTGCTCAGTGATGCCCTGATCCTGCACGCCAATATCGAGGCGAAACGTGCCGGGCGCTTCACCGGTTTTCCACCACTCCAGCACGCGGATCAGGAAGCCGAACGGCTCCACCACGCGGCGCACGGCGCTGATGGTGCCTTTATGCTGATGGATGTAAAACGCATCCAGCACCACGCGCCGCTTGACGCTTTCCGGCCAGGCTTCATCCCAGCGGTCAACCGAGAATGACCAGGCGAGATAAGGCAGAAACGATGCGGGGCAGGTGGCGGGATTCCAGAGATCGCGCAGTGGCACGTTCAGCCCGCTTATGCCGCTGCACGCCTCGGCCAGCCTGCGCTCAAGCGCCGAGGACGCGGGCGGTAAAAGGCTCTGGCTCATCCTTTACCCCCGTTATCGCTGGCAACGGTAACGGCCACCGCCGTGCAGTTGCCCGCCTGCGTGCGGTTCAGAATAATGTCCTGCGCCGGTTCGGTGATTTCCACCCAGTCCACGCCCGCCACGCGCAGCACCGCCCCGTAAGACTCGCGGCGCACGCTGCGGCCCAGCTTTTTCTGGTCGGTCAGGTAAGCGTCCATTGCCGCCTGTGCCGCCTCCAGACACGGGCCTGCGGCCACACCGTCAAACAGGTGCAGCGTGGCTTTCACCTGATAGTCAAATATCGCTGCCGCCTGCACCGTCACGCGGTCTGACACCGGGCGCACTTCCTCGGCGTTTAGCGCGGCATTCACTGCATTCAGTAAATCCGCCGTTGCCGCCCCGCTGTTGTCCCGGCTCAGTACCGTAATCAGCACTTCCGCCGGTGCCGGACTCGTTGCCGACACGTCAGACACGCGCCCGTCGGCACTCTTGGCGTAAAACTCATAGGCCGCCGTCGGCCCCGCCACGCTCAGCCCCTCAAAGGCCCCCGGCACGCGCAGGCGTAAATCGTCGTCGGACTCCATCACCGCCGCCACGGGCGGCACGGCGTCGGGGTTGGCCGGGCTGATGGTCAGGCGCTTAACGTTGTTGTTGGCCGCCAGCTGGTCCAGATCGGTGCCGAGCGCATAGGCCACCATAACCGCCTGCGCGGCCTCGTTGATGCGCTGGCGTAGCAGGATTTCGCGGTAGACGTTTTCCTGCAGGCACTTGACCAGCGGATCGGATTCCAGCGCCAGCACGCTGCGCATGGCGGCCTGTTCGTCTGCCGGATACAGCGCAATCAGGTTTTCTTTGCGCTCGGCCAGCAGCGTTTCAAAATCCGGCACCTCAATGACTTCCGGCGCGGGAAGCTGCGATAAATCAATCACTGCCACGGTTTACCCCCGTTGGGATGGTCATTGCCAGCGGCGAACCGTCGGCACGCTGTGCGTTTATCTCAACGACCATCGAACCGTCATAAGCCGTTGTGTAATTCACTGAAATCAGCCGGATGCGCGGTTCCCAGCGGCTCAGCGCGGCATAGGTCGCCGCCATGACCTGCATACGGGTTACGCCGTTCTGCGGCTGGTCGATGAGCGCGGAAAGCATGGAGCCGTATTCACGACGCGCCAGGCGGCTGCCCTCAGGGGTCATCAGAATGTCGCTGACGCTCTGGCGAATATGATCGATATCGGTCAGCGCTTTGCCGGTGTCGCGGTTCATGCCGAGATACATCACGCCGGGCCTCCTGATGTGTCATTACCAGACTTAACGCCGCCGTGTTTATGGGTATGCACCACGACGCCGTTAGAACTCATCGCGCCGCCGCTTTGTGTGACTGCGCCGTTAATGGCCGTTTCACTATTGAGGGTTACCAGGCTGGCATAAACGCCGAAAGCCTCGGTAAGCAGATGAATGCCGTCCGCCGCTTCGATGCGCACGCTTTTGATGTTCTTTATCAGCAGCTGGCCGGTTGCCGGTTCGTACTGAAAAATCCCGCCATCAATAAACTGTGTGGTGCTGCCGTTCTCCGAATAATCCGGCGGCGGGAATGTATCGGAATAAATCGCAGGCAGCGCAAAGGCGGTTTCAAGGTTGCCGCCCATGCTCAGCAGCATGACCTGTTCGCCAACGGTGGGCTGCCACCATGTGCGCGTGTTACCGGCGCGCAGGGTAAGCCAGTTAATCCAGTTTGTTTCGAGGTCGCCCGTTTTCACCCGACACAGCCAGTTAACCGGATCGACGTCGGACACGGTGCCGGTGCGGATCAGGTTGGTGATAAGACGCATGATTTCGGTAAGTTTTTCGTTCATGTATACAATATGAAGAAAAGTATCCTCCTCTGGAAACGACTAGCCTTGTGTGGCTGGTGAAACAAAGAGATAATCATTTTTTTTCGGAGGATAGAATGAAGAACTACAAAGAATTTATTTTGAATAGCTTAAAGAATTCGGAAGGTTTTAAGTTTGTTAAAAACCCTGCATTTCAGGTAGATGAAAATCATCTACTTACTGAATTCAAAGGGGGAACTTTCATTATAAGTTTCAACGATAATTATGATGCAAGCCGTTTAAATTCAACTAAAAGTTTGGTATCCCCCTTTACGGTTAATCTTCCAGTTATACTGACTGAACCTTTCAAATCCATGCCACTGTTCGACAAACTTATAGTATCTAACCATTTAAACAATAAAAGCTCAAACCTCGTGAGGTTTTCAGTACGAGAGAGTTTAAACATGTTTATTATCAGTGCACCTTACTACCCGATGCTTGAACAATTAAGTAAAGATTTTTTTGAAGAACCAGTGTTTAACAAAAAGAGTGGTTCATTTATGGTTCTTAGCCTCTTGACTATGTGTTGGGAAAGCAGCACCACATTAACAGATGACTTAAATAATTACCTAAAAAACCCTAAGAAATATTACGCAGAACATCAGGAATGAGACCATGAAAAAGAACCCTGAAATGCGCATATTTTTGTTATCAATGCTTGCAAACATCATTATTACTTATTTAATGGGTTATAAGTTTAAAGATTTTATGCTAAGCACCTTATCTGCACCGGTCTACTATCAACTCTTGGTTTTTATTTCTTTATGCCTACCATTATTGATAAAGTTTGGCGATAGAAAAATAAGAGTCCACCTCCTTGATTCGAATATTAAAAAACTCAGAGATAGCCAAAGCACAGAATCCACAGAAGGTCTTGATGAAGACACCTTGAAAAAACTCGAGGTTCTTACAAACACTAACTTTAAAAAAGCAGAAATGATAAAAGAAATGCATGATGCACTTGAAGAGTTGAAAAAATGAAGCTCATCATTAAGTTTTATTTTTTAACCAACTTAATACGATATTTTCAATAATATCAGATGTTTGCTCATTCAAACCTAGTAACTGCCGTTCCGAATATTTAACTGTAATGCCGCGCTTACTCACGCGGTCTCTTAGGCCGTAGTGGTGAACGCGTGCCAGACGCTGCACGGCAGGCACAAAAGCCACCTCGGCAATGTCGCCGGTCGCCTTTGTCTTGAGATACTTTGCGGTTTTCAGCTTCACAAACATCTTGCGCTTAATGCGGCCAGGCTTTGTCCTGGCGGATACGCGGCGCGGTTCCCATGCGCTGCCGTCGGCCGCACGCTGTGCCGTCATGTTGGCCTGCTGAATCCGCCGCACGTCGCGTGCCACCTCGCGCAACATCTTTTTGCGCTCTGCCGGTTCCAGCTTTGCCAGCAGCGCGTCAAGCCAGGCGTCAACCTCGCGCAGATTATCCACGTTTCACCGTCCAGGCTTCCTCTGGCTCGACCGGCTCCGGCACGGCTCTGACCTCGGTCACGCCGCTGACTTCCTCGGCAATAACACGCTCCGTCAGCTTTAAATTAATGCTGATGTCACACGCACCGTTGCCAAGAATGTCCACTTCAAACGTGCACAGCTGGTCGCGCTCACTGGGGTTCTGCAGCGCATCAGGCTGGTTGGTGCGCAGCCAGTACATTACCGCCGCCATCAGCAGATTTTGATCGCCGGTGAAGTCCGTAATGATGACGTTAAGCGTATAACGGTATTCCCACGACACGGACGCGGCACTGGTGGCAACCAGCGCACCTCTGTCAACAAAGAGGTGCAGCCTGTCGGGGTTCTCCTGCAGGTAGGCAACAGCGCTATTCAGGGCTTCGCGTAAGGACTGCGGCTTGTTCATCGTCTTTATCCTGGCAGGTTACTATGGTGTCCACCTTGTCGGCGCAGGCCGCCCAGGCGGTTTCTGTTTCATCCAGCAGGGCCAGTAAATCGCCGTTAGTGCGCGCCGCTGACGCTCCCAGTTGGCAGCGGGTTATTTTGGGACAGCCACTGACGGTAAGATTCACCTCCGGTGATGGCCGGTCGCTGGCGCAGCCGGATAACAGCATCAGGCAGAGGGGCATCACTCCAGCGGCGAAGGGCGTCATTTTCACGTTTCAGATCCTCAATCTGGCGCTGCCGCTGGCGCAGCAGTGCGTTGTTTTTCTCAGCCGCCGCATACAGCTGCGTCTGTGCAAGGTTACTGCTCTG